GCGGGAAAGTAGTCCAAATAAAATGGTATCTGCGCGAGTTGTTCAGATTGACTGGCAAGAAATGATTGCAATCTTTGTCGGGATTGTTATTGCGTGCGCATTAAACGCGATGTTTAAGGGCAGTAGTTGACCGCGAGAGAGGCAAATAAGGCGGGTTTTATGACCGCCGCGATAGTTTATATGCAAACAACAAAAAAGACGGCGATAGGGCCGTCTATGGAGGTTGGGAATATTGCAGCGAGAGTCTAGGGACGTTAATATCAGGAAAATCGAGTACATGATCAGGCATGAGCGTGAAATTGCCGACGCGGTAGAAGAGGCCAAGCGTTCGCCCAGTCAGAATTTATGCGGCGAACATACCGGGCGCAGTTATATACCTGATCCGACTGCGGCGCAGGCGATACGAAACGCAGAAGAGCTGCAAGAGGTGTCAGTGGACGGGCGCCCGGTCGAGTGGCCGGAGCGTTGGCTCAAAGTGATCAGCGCGGTCCGGTCGTGGTGCGGTGAAGATTCGATCCGGGGTGAGATATTCCGGCGCCGGTACGGAGGCCATCGGAAGGAAAGCAGGTTCATGACAATGGGCGCGCTGCATATAGCCGAGCGCACATATTACGCAGTCCTGGACGACATAAGGTCCTACGCCATACAATGCGCGGCGCAGGCCCAGGTCGTGCGGGTTTTTTGACGTTTGCCCAGTAGGAATTTAGGCAATAAAAAAGGCGGGGTTGCTCCCGCCCAGTTTCCTTCATGGAAAATTATATCACGGTTTACTCATAGCGAACAAGAAAAGATGTTTTTTGAGCGTTTCCGGGTTGACCGTTTCCGGGTATGCGGTATAGGCCGGGTTTTCTCGGTCGTATTTTGACACCCGCCCGCACTTTGCCCGGCAAATGATCAGCTCTGGGAGCTTCATTTCTCCGGACGCCCGCAGGTCAGCAACAAAATTTTTCCCGTTGATCTTGACCGTTGCCCGGTATCCGTCGAAAAGGTTCTGAATTGTCATTGTGCTACCCGCCTCCTTTCTGAATCGTTTTGCCCAGTAGGAATTAAGCTATTTTTCGGGTGGATTCCCCACAAAACAGCGTTTTCGTGTTTTTTGATGTAGTAGCGAACATCGAAGCCGGGGTCATAGCTGCAAGATTCGAGCGAAAATTTCCTGTAGGCTCGATCTGCAGCTTTTTCTTCTTTCCGGGCCTGCTCTGCTTCCTCACGGGTATAATAGTATTTCGAGTTGCCGATCTGGTACCCGTGGGACATGGTTTTTAATTCGTATACCGTTGCCATTGTGTATCCCTCCTTATTTTTCCAGCCTTGCGGCGTAGACTGCCGCCTGCAATGCGTACTTTGCAATATTGCTTGCTGCCGTTTCTGCTGTCATATAACGGGCTTTGCGTGCCTGATCTTCGAGGCGTGCAAGGTCCTCTTTGATATTTTGAACCATTGCAAAAAGTGCTTGTTTGTTGTCGTCTGGCGTTGCTTTCATTGTTTATCCCTCCTCTTTTTGGAAATAGTTTTTAGTTCGTCTTTTGTTCTGGGGGTTTCCCATACGTCGCCAGTCCATCCCATAATAATACCTCCTTTGATTTACCTGCCATCATCAGGCCGGGGAGGTTATCCCCCGACGACATACACCCGCGCGGGGTGTATGTTTCGGCTTAGCAGTTTTCCAGGTCGTTCCTGAGCATATAGGCGGTTTCCTCGTATGCGAACCAGGCGAGGACGTTCTTGTTATACACATCTTCAACAAAAGGATCGTCGTTGTCCCATCCGTTCATGCTCGACAGGAGTTCCCCGGCGCTGTATCCCATGGCGTCTGCCGTTTCGTTGATCAGGGCAATGATCTCTTTCTTGAATTTCTTAAAAAATGCGGTGGTGTCCGTGTAGTTGATCAGGCCGGAAACGGTCCCGGAGCTGCAACCGTGCGCGACGTCTTCCAGTCTGCTCATGATTCTCTCTTTGAGCGTGTCGCCGTTGTAGTTCTCGGAGTCTGCCAAGATATCCCGGACAACGTATTTATACAGTTTGTTGTCTCCTGCGAAGTCTTTCAGGATTTCCCGCGTAAGTTTGTCTGCCTTTTTCATTATTTTTCACGCCTCCTTTTCTTCTTCGTCGTCGTCTTCCTCGTTATACAGGCCCATGATGTCTGCGAGTTCGAACCAAATGAAATCGTTTACCTGGGTGTCAGTCGGGGTTTCGTCGCTGCAGTCGTTCATATACTCGGAAATGATCTGCATTGCCTCTTCTTCCCGGCCCTGTTTCTCGATCTCGTCCAACGTCTGGATAGCTCCGCTCCAGGACTCGTTGTAAAGGTCTGAGAAAGTCTCGATCTCTTTTTTGATTGTGATGGTTGCCATTGTGAAAACCTCCTTTTAATATCTCGAAACTTCAATTTCAATTTTTCTTATTTCGTCATAACTCAAAATTCCTAAATGGCTAGCTATTGCCGAAGCTTCCATATATTGTGTTACTAATTTATCCGGGACCGCTTCGCCTTTTCGTTTGTGCTGCATGATTCCCTCGTCCAGATTCCTGATCCAAGAAATCATTTTTTCTTTCATTTTTTCCATTTGTAAAACCCCCTTTTAATTTTGACCGCTTGCCTATTTGCTAGCTGTTTGTATAGCTAGCTTTATCTTGGTTAAAGCATATCATAATATAGCTAGCTATACAATAGGACAAAAGTCTATTTCGTGCTATATTTGACAAAAAATATTGCTAGCCGTATAATTTTATGGGGGGTGATTTAATGTCGAACGCATCACACAATAGAGCGGTCCAGCGGTATATGGATAAAACGTATGATAGGATCGCTATTCGCGTGAAAAAGGGGATCAGGGACCAATGGAAAGCGGCCGCGGCTGACCTGGGTTTATCGCTTGCCGGGCTAGTCGTTGCGGGCGTCGAAGAGTATATTGAAGGACACAAAAAAGGGGAGTGATTTGGGAAAATAAAAAATTTTTTCTTATTGCAGCAATAAGGATCAAAAATCTGTGGTAGAATGTCCATGGTAAGATTCTTTCAGTGGATAAGCCTCCTTTGTTAACCGGTCTTTTATAGATCGGTTTTTTCTTTTGCCTGTGGATAACTAAACAGGCGCGAACCAATAGCCGCTATCACAGCCGCTATTTAATAGCGCCTAAAATAGCGAAAGAGAAAGAGAAAAGAAAGAAAACGAAGAAAAGAAAAGAAAGAACCAAAGAAAAGAAAAGAAGTTAAAAGAAAGATAAAGATAAAGAGAAAGTACTTCCTAAACAAAACGCGCGCACGCGCGCGAGGTTATCCACAGCTTGTGGATAGCTTGTGGATAAATATGTGGATAAGTTAAGGCGTTATGTTTCCAGGCATAGCGCCTTTTGTTATTGTGAAAGGTGGTGTGAATGATGGGAAGGGCAAAACAGAACGGTTATACGGATTGGGAATCGCCCGATCAGTTGGATCAGTTGAGGAAATGGGCTGGTCAGGGTTTAACAAAAGCTGAAATTGCGCATAATATGGGCGTTTCTCGTGATGCTTTTTGTGATTGGCGCAAGAAATCAAGCCTCATAGTCGACGCTCTTAAAAAGGGCGAAGAGGACGCCATTGATAAAGTCGAGAACGCTCTTTTTTCCGCTGCCTGTTCCGGCAACATCACCGCGCAAATATTTTTCTTGAAAAACCGCAGGCCGGACGCCTGGAAAGATAAGCGCGATACAGAAATATCCGGCGCTGGCGGCAAGCTCGCCTTTGAATGGGGCGCCAAAGAAGAGAAGGCCGACGAAAAATGAAAATCACAATACCGTATACGCCTCGCCCGATTTGGGAAAAGGTGATTCACCCGGCCTTGGATGCTCATAGGTTTGCCGTCTTGGTCTGCCATCGTCGCTTTGGGAAAACGGTTGGCGTAATAAATCACATGTTGAAACAAGCCCTGCTTTGCAAGCGAGAATCCCCGCGCTATGCGTATGTGGCGCCGTTCCGCAATCAAGCAAAAATGATCGCGTGGGAGTATGTCAAATACTATTCCAGCGTGATCCCGAAGCGCAAAGTAAATGAGTCTGAGTTATACATCGAGCTGCCATCTATTCACCGAAACCGAAGCGGGGCGCGAATCTATATCATAGGCGCTGACCATCCGGACGCCCTGCGCGGCGGATACTGGGACGGCGCAATCCTTGACGAGTATGCACAGATTAAGAAAGAGCTCTGGGACGAGGTTCTAAGGCCGGCCCTGTCAGATCGTGAAGGGTGGGCGGTCTTTATTGGTACTCCGAAAGGTCAAAACCAATTTTATGAAATGTATCAGCGGGCCTTGACGGACGCCGGTTGGTTTTCGTGTCTCTACCGAGTGGACGAGACAAACATAATACCACCGGAAGAACTGGAAGACATGCAACGCGATATGACTCCTATGAGCATACGCCAGGAATTGTATTGTGATTTCTCCGCGTCTGCTTCTGACGTTGTTATTCCCATCGACCTGGTGACCGAGGCGACAAAACGCGAGCTGACTGATGCCGACGTAGTAGGCGCGCCCGTGATCATCGGTCTGGACGTTGCCCGGTTCGGGGATGATTCCACAGTGCTGACAGTCAGGAAGGGCCTGCACTGTTATAAGCCGGCCGTTTATCGTGGGCTTGACACCATGCAGGCGGCGGATGTGCTGATCAATGCAATCAATACCAACAAGCCACAGGCCGTGTTTTGCGACGTAGGCGCAATGGGGGCGGGCGTGATAGATCGTGTTCGGCAGCTTCATTACCGGGTGACGGAAGTCAATTTTGCAGGAGCCCCGCAAGACACGGAACGATACGCAAACCTGCGGGCCGAAATGTATTTCAAGTTGCGGGCCTGGCTAGAGGGCGGCGGGGCGCTTCCAAATGAGCCGACGCTGAAAAGCGAGCTCTCGGTCGTTGAATATTCTTTCGCCCGCAACGGGAAGATCATTCTGGAGCCCAAGGCGAAGATCAAGGAGAAGATCGGCAAGTCACCAGATATGGCCGACAGCCTTGCTCTGACCTTTGCTATGCCAATCTACACCCCGTCGAAGTGGGACAGCTACCACGACGAGCAGGAAGAGCGATACGATCCACTAGCAGATTACATGAAGGAGGAATAATACATGTTCAATTTTGATTTGCAGCTTTTTGGAGGCGGCGGAGGAACGCGGACGGTTGAAGTGGAAAAGCCGGTCTACCAGTCCACGGCTCCATCTTCGGCCGCTGTGCAGACGGAGAGCGAGACGGACACCGAGCGGCAGGAAACAAGGAAAAGGCTGGCGCAGGCTCGCGGGCGTCGTAGCACAAACACGGGCGCTGGCATGTCCGGCAATAATGCCTTGAACGTGTCCAACGCGGCCGCCTCGATTGCTAAGCGTCTGCTTGGTGAGTAACCATGGACGGGCTGATGCAGGCCGTCCTAGCTGATGCGGATTTACTCAAAAAGAAGCGGCGCATAGTGGCGCAAATGTACGAAGAGAGACAGCAGCAGGAACACACCTGGCGGCAGCTCTCTCGATACATTAACCCGTCCCGCGGACGTTTCGACGAGGACAACCGCACCAGCGAAGGCAAGCGGCGAGATTATTTTCTCTTGGACCCGTACCCCATGGAAGCGCATGGAAAATGTGCTGCGGGTTTACATAGCGGCCTGACCTCCCCCTCAAGGCCGTGGTTTGAATTGGGGCTAGCCGATGAAGAGCTGGCCTCATATCATACCGTGAAACTATGGTTAGACGATTGCAAGGATATTCTTATGGATATCTATGCAAAGTCAAACGTATATAATACCCTGCTACAGATCGAGGCGGAGCTTTCGCAGTTTGGCACGGCCGGTGCGCTGATGCTGGAAGATATCAATACTGCGATTTGGTGCAGGCCCTACACCTGCGGCGAGTATGCCGGGGACGTAGACGCCCGCGGACGAATGGCAAAGCTGGCGCGAAAGATGCGCCTGAAAGCCTGGCAAATGATTGACGAGTTCGGCCTTGACGTTGTTTCCGATGCGGTCAAGACGGCCTATAACCAGGACGACGAAAAAGCGGATTTCGAGGTCCAAATGCTCATAGAGCGCAATCCGAATTATGATCCTGACGCTTTCGGCGTTGGGAATTTCCCTTGGCGGTCGTACTACTTTGAGAGCACAGCACAGGAGAAATTCCTAAAGATATCCGGCTTCAATGAGTGCCCGTTCCTGATGCCACGATGGACAACAATAGCCAACGGGATATACGGGACCGGCCCTGGGCATAACGCGCTTGGAAACTGTATGCAGTTACAAAAGCTGGAAACGGTCAATATGCAGCTCCTCGAAAACCGGGCAAATCCACCTATGATCGTCCCGGCGTCTGTTGGGAAGGTCAACCGCTTGCCCGGCAAGACAACGCTTGTACCTGACCCGACCATCGGGTCGGGTATCCGGCCGTTGTTTGACGCAACCGGAAACCGCGAGGAAGTATTGCAGACAATTCAATTCAAGCAGTCGCAAATCGGGGCTGCTTTTTTTAATGACCTGTTTGTAATGCTAGCCAACAACGACACGCCGGAAATGACGGCGAGGGAAGTAGCCGAAAGACATGAGGAAAAATTGCTGATGCTCTCCCCTGTCTTGGAGCAGATGCACAATGAAGTGCTGGCTCCGCTGACAAAGAGAGCGTTTGAAATTTGCCTTCGCAATGGATTGTTCCCGCCGATTCCGATGGAGCTGGAAGGGCAGGAAAATACCATCAAGGCCGAGTTTATTTCCTTGTTGGCGCAGGCACAAAAAGCCGTTGCGACGCCGGCAATCGAAAGAACGCTTTCCTTGGCCGGAAATCTTGCGGGCATTTCCCCCGACGTTATGGACAATCTCAATCTGGACGACGCAATCCGGAAGCATGCTTCTCTTACTGGTACGCCGGAAAGCGTACTGCGAGACGAGGACGACGTGCAGAAAATGCGCCAGGAAAGAGCGGCGGCACAGGCACAGCAGCAGCAGCTTGAAAACATGGAGCAGATGGCTCCGGCGCTCAAAGATGGCGTTGACGCTGCGCGCCTGTTGTCCGAGATCAATCCTGACGAGAGGTCAATCGGTTCCATCATGGGAGGCATGTAATGGACGCAGACAATCTGGCTTGGCAAATGTCTACAGAAAAAGGACGCCAATTTGTTGCAGAGCTTCTTGATTTATGCGGGGCTGGCGCCCTAGGTGGGACAGGGAATTACGCGACGGATTTTTACTCCTTGGGGCGGCGCTCCGTGGGAGAGGATATCCTGCGCATGATTCGGAGCGTTGAGGCCGTTGGGACTGACGGCCTGGCGCTTGAATATAAGATGTTAAGGGAACACAAGAAAAGAAAGGAACAGGAGGAAGAGTAATGGCAGAAGAAGGCACAACGGCAGCAGTGGAAACCACACAGGCGGCGGACCCTATGGCGGAAAATTCGGCTCCGGCCGCTGAAACCCCGTTCAATTTCCCGGCTGCGCCGGAAGGGGAAAAGGCACCGGAAGAAAATGTCGCTCCACAAACGGCAAATGAAGAAGCGCCTGTAATTCCTGAAAAGTATGAGTTTCACTTGCCGGAAGGCTTATCCATGACGCCGGAGATTGAAGGGCAGTTCACAGAGATTGCCAAGGGAATCGGTTTGACGCAGGAGCAGGCAGACAAGCTTGTGCAGCTCCATTCGAACATTATGATGGACACCCTGCGCCAGGCGGAGCAGCAGAAAAACAAGTGGGTGGAGGCTTGCCACAAGGAAGGGCTTTCCTCGCCTGACAAACTGACGGCCGCAAAACTTGCGGTCGATACATTTGACGATACGGGGCGGCTGATGCCAATGCTGATTGAAAGCGGCATTGCTTATGCCCCGGAGTTTCAGAGGTTCCTGCAGACAATCGGCGGATACCTCAAAGAAGACACGGCTCCTGACAGCAAGCCCGCGCCGCAGGCCAAGAGCGCCGCAGATTTGTTGTTTCAGAATAGCAACTACAAATAAGTCACAGAAAGGACAGTGGTAAACATGACAGCTATTGGAGTGGATTTTGTCACCCTGCATGACTGGGCGGCGAGGTTCGGGGCGAAGGGCGAGTATATCAATCAGAAGGTCATTGAGCTGCAGGCGCAGACCAACCGGATTCTTGATGTGCTTCCTTTCAAACAGTGCAACGACGGGACGCAGGAGGTCGCGCTTATGCGTGCGGAGCTTCCGCAGGTTGCTTGGCGTCTTATCAACCGAGGCGTAAAGCCGACGAAATCGAAGAGCAAGCAGGTTTCCTTTACTTGCGGCGGCATGGAGGCGCTGGCGAAAGTCGACGAAAAACTCCTGCAGATCAATGGCAACGACAACAATTGGCGCTTGTCTGAGAACGTCGCACAGCAGGAAGCTATGAATCAGGAAATGGCGGCAACGTTCTTCTACGGCGACGAGAAAGCGACGCCCGCGAAGTTCACCGGTCTTTCCGCCTACTACTACAGCAAGGCGAATCAGGACAGCATTTGGGCGGATCAGATTATCGACGCAGGCGGCACGGGCAGCGCGCTTACGTCTTTGTGGTTTGTCGGTCTTGGCTACGACACCGTATATGGCATTTTCCCGAAAGGGACGAGCGCCGGCTTCAAGTACAGGGACAATGGCCGCGTGAAGATGTACGACAGCGACGGCGGCGAGTTCTATGGCTACGAATCGCAGTATAACTGGGATATGGGCCTTGCGGTCCGTGATCCGCGTTATGTTGTCCGCGTAGCGAACATTGACACGACTGCTCTTTCCTCGGCAAACGCTGATGCCTTTATCGAGAACATGATCAAAGCGTACAATCAGATCGAGAACCCGGACAAGGTTAAACTGGCAATCTTTGCAAACCGCAAAGTCCAGACTTACCTTGACATTGTTGCGTCGAAGAAGAGCAACGTCCGTCTTACCATTGACGAGTACGGCTCCAAGAAAATCACGCACTTCTGGGGCGTTCCCGTTCTGCGTTGCGACGCGATTCTCAATACCGAGTCGCAGTTGGTCTAATAAAAAAGGAGGTACAAAACAATGGCATACATTGATGCAGAGAATACCCTCATGATTGTATCGGCAGCTGACCTTGGCACGGCTATGACCGGCCCGATTGTCGATCTTGGCTCCAAGGGCGGCTTTATGGCTCCGCTGTATATCGACGCGAAACTGACGAAGAAGATGACGAGCGGCAGCGTTGATTCGTTCACGCTGCAGTCGGCGGCGGCGGAGAATTTCTCGTCGCCGGTGGATGAAGTTACGATCACGGTTCCCTCGTCTGCGCCGCAGACTTCTAAGCCCTGCACGCTGGCACAGTTTCACGCGCCGATTAAGCCGGGCAACCGCTATATCCGCCTCAAAGCAGCTGCTACTTCCCCCGTAGGCGGCGAGCTTTTCGCGGCTATGCAGAATGGCATTAAGGTTGATATGTGATGCGGTACGTCGTCAAGGTGACGTGCTTCTTTGACAATCGGTATTACAAGAAGGGAGAGACGGTTGACTTCCCGTCAACCGTCACGCCTCCTGAACATTTTGAGCTGATCGACAAGCCTGTTGAAAAGTCAAAAGAAGAGGACGAGCAGCCAAAGAAGGACGAGCCGAAGAAAACCCGCATAGCGAAAGCAAAGGCTAAGAAAAATGGATAAGATCGAAATTTGCAATATGGCTCTAAGCCGTATAGGAGAAAGCCCTATAGAGTCATTATCGGAAGCGTCGGAGGCAGCGCGAAAGTGCAACCAATTCTATGAGCACGACAGAAAGGTTGTCCTTCGCCGCTATCCGTGGCCTTGGGCGACGCGCCGGGTGGAGCTTGCCGCAATGACAGAAAGTCCGCAAGATTATCAGTATGCTTACCGATATCCTGCGGACTGTTGTTATTTGCGAAAGATTTATTCTGTTGCGCCAGATGGTCATTTGATGCCGTTGCCGGATTTTGTCAGCTATCAGATTGTCAGCGACGAGGGCGGGCTTGTGCTTTATACAAACGAGCCGCGCGTGGTTGCAGAGTACACGGCGGACGTAAAGGACCCTTCTTTGTTTGACGAGCAATTTTGCGAAGCCTTGTCCTGGAAGCTGGCGTCGAGTATTGCGTTCAAGCTGACGGGCAATGAGCAGATTTCTCAAATGGCAACAAGCGAGTATGAGCGGCTATTCCTCTTTGCGGTAGCAGATGCCGAAAACGAGCAGAATGTGAAAACGCCGGAGCTGAACACTTTTATTGCAGCGAGGTTTGTGTAATGGGTATGTACCAATTAAAACCCTCCTTTGCGGGCGGGGAACTTACCCCCGCCCTTTACGGGAGGACTGACCTACAAAAATATGATGTTGGCGCCGCCGTGCTCCAAAATGCAGTTGTGCTTCGTTACGGCGGAGTGACGCGCAGGCCCGGATTTCGTTTTATAACGACAACGGCGGCAAATAAGAAAGCGCGTTTAATACCGTTTTCCTATAATACGGAGCAGACCTATGTTTTGGAGTTTACCGCGGGAAAGATTCGCATATTCACGCAAGGTGGAATTGTTGTATCTGGCGGAAACCCGGTAGAAGTTGCGACGCCTTATACAGAGGCGGAACTCCCGCAAATCAAATATACGCAGTCTGCAGATGTTCTTTTCCTTGTCCATCCGAATCGACCGCCTGCGACGCTGACGCGGTACAGCGCGACAAGCTGGACGTATGCGACGATGAATATTACAGGCGGGCCGTTTGAGGACCCGAATGTAACTGCTACGGCAATCACACCGTCTGCTGTTACCGGATCAATTACGCTGACGGCAAGTGCAAGTTATTTTACATCGTCTATGGTTGGGCAGCTGATTCAGCTTGGTCACACCGTTCCGGGACAATACGAAAAAGGCGTACCAACAACGTCTATGTCTGTTACATGCGTTCCTGGCGGTACAGTCTATGTAGAGTCTTTCGGATTTTGGAACGGTTCTTTCTACGTCGAGAAATACAATGACGACGGATGGGTAACACTGAAAAGGCAAAGCGGCAACCGCTCACAAAATTACAATATGACCTTTACGAATGACGATGATGTGATCCGTACCTACCGCGTATCTAGTACGGAGTTTGATATTTCCGTGCGCGAAGGCGAAGACGTAAACCAACGCGGATATGTAACAATCCAGTCTTTTGCAAAGGACTATTACGGCATAGCTAAAATCACGGCCGTTTCGTCCGGCACGGTCGCTACGGCGACGGTAACAAAGCGGCTTGGCGCAACGACGGCAACCAAAGATTTTGCGTTGCAGGCGTGGAGCAGCTCGTATGGGTATCCGTCTGCCGTTGGGTTCTTCGAGGACCGGCTTGTATTTGCCGGAAGCAAAGCGCAACCGCAAACGTACTGGGCAAGCAAGAGCGGAGATTATTACAATTTCAGTACGTCGGTCCCGCTTGCGGACGACGACGCAATCACTGGGACGCTGGCCTCCGGGCAAATGAACGCTATTAAAGCGATTGTATCCTTTGGCGAGATTATTATGCTGACCAGCGGCGGCGAATATCGGGTATCTGGCGGCGGAGAAAATTTCACGCCCACGAATCAGCAGGCGCGAGCGCAGGAATATCGCGGCATAAACGACTTGACGCCGGTGGTTATCGGCGGCAGGATTGTATATGTCCAGCAACACGGGAACATTGTTCGTGACTTGGCGTATAGCTATGACGTGGATAAGTATACGGGCGACGACGTTTCCATCCTGGCAGCGCATTTATTTGACGGTTATACCATTGTTGGCATGACGTATCAGCAGATTCCAGATAGCGTTGTTTGGTGTGTGCGCAGCGACGGTGTATTGCTTGGTATGACGTATGTGAAAGAGCAGGATGTGTACGCATGGCATAGGCATACGACGCAAGGAAACTTTATTGACGTGTGCGCTATTTCCGGCACGAATGAGGACGAGCTTTGGGCGGTCATTAAGCGCGGCGATAATTACTGCGTAGAGCAAATGTCGAAAAGATTTACTAGCTCCGAGACAGCGGATCAATTCTTTGTTGACAGCGGATTTACCTACGAAGGGGCCGCTATAGACGAAATACCCGGCCTAACTTGGCTTGCGGGGAAAACGGTACAGATTCTTGCAGACGGAAACAAACTGCCTGATACGCAGGTTGGCAACGATGGAACGCTTTCCCTTGGGCATGAGTATTCAAAGATATCTGTTGGCCTTGAATATGATACCGTGATCCGCACATTGCCTGTCGAACTGGCCGGGCAGGATGGCACATGGGGCAGTCGCAAGAAGCGAATCCAAAACATGATGGTGATGTTCAAGGAAACTGTCGGAGGCAAGTTTGGCTTCGCAGAAAAATCCATGGACGAAATCAAATGGCGCAGTACGGAAGCATGGGGTACGCCGATACAGCTATATAGTGGCAAGAAAAAGATCACGCTGCCACAGGCAAATTACGAGGATACGTTGATGCTAAATATCGTGCAGGATGCTCCGTTCCCTATGACGGTGCTTTCGATTATCCCGGAGGTGCTTCCTGGTGGCTGACAGATTTACCTATACGACGCCGACGCCGGACGATATAAAAGAACTTGCGGCAAATCTAAGGGACGAGGACCGGCGCGAATTGATTGGCGCAGTTGGAAATAATATCGAAGCTGAATGTCTGCATTGCTTGGAGGCGTCCGAGGTTGCGTATATCTGCAAACTGGATGGCGTTCCGCTGGCAGCTTTTGGCGTTGTGAGGAAAAACCCTTGGCAAAATATTGGCGTGATATGGATGCTTGCGACAAAGGAAACCGCAAAGCATAAAGTTTATACGGGTAAATGGACGCTGAAAGGCATACGAGCCTTTATGAAAGATTGGAGTTATTTATATAACTTTGTCGATAAAGGCAACGACGAAACTATAAGGTGGCTGAAATGGATGGGCGCGAAGGTATATCCTCCGCGTCCTTATGGTTTATACGGGAACTTATATCATAAGTTTACGTTTGGGGAAGGTGAATGAAATGGGCGTAGTCGGAGCGGTTGTCGCTACATTAGGAGCGGCATTTCTGCAGGGTAGGGCGGCGCGCGAACAGGCCGAGGCGCAGGCAGCTCAATATGAAGCGCAGGCTAAAATGCAGCAGGCAGAAGCTGAAAACGCCGCAAAGAACGCAGAGAGAGCAAATAAAGAAGCGCAAGAGCAGGCCCGCGTTGCAACGGAAAACACTGAAATGCGCCGTCGTCAGCTACTTAGAAAAGAAGGCGAGCAGCGCGCAAAGATCGGCGCGTCAAATATTACAGCGACAGGCAGCGCCCTAAATGCTATGGCGGATACCCGATGGGATATAGACTACGATACAATGGCGCAGCTTTACAATAATATGCAAGGCGCCTACAGCACATTTGGCAAGGCTACGGATTACTCCAACGAATCTAATAAATACGATTATTACGCACGGCAGAATCAGGCAAATGCCGAGGGCGCACGGGCAGCAGGGAAACGTGCGGAAATGAACGCTTGGCTTGGCGGCGCCTTTGGCTTGGCAAGCAATCTGTCTAGCTTTGGCGGAGGCGGTAGCAGCGGCACAACTGGCGCAAGCGGAAGCGGATGGGAAACTAATACATGGGCAACAAAACCAGGGGCAAATGTTCCATTGAACAGAAGGTACAGCAGCAAAGGGTGGGGATAAACCATGAACTTCGCGTCATATCAATCTCGCGGTCAGCTGGAAGCGCCGTATCAACACTATACAAAGCCTGCAAATCTGCAAGTGGATAACTCCGGCCAGAAGATGCTTGC